CAGATATTACTACTTCCTTATCTGCTACAATAGTTTTAATAAGTAATTTATAATAACGTTCAGGTTCTAATCCATTCATATAAACATCGAAATAATTACCATTAGCATCACAGCTAATTTTAGTATATGATGTGTCATAATCTACGACTATTTCTTCAGTATCCAAATCTTTTATTGACCAATATGAAGAAGAAGGTAGTGCTTTTGAATTAGCATAACTTAATGTAGTTCTAAATGCAGTAGAAGGATAAATATCTCTAACATTTACTCTAAAACGTTGAAATGAATCTTGTTGAAATTCTCCCTTATTATTACCTAATGTAAGAGCAAATAAACTTGAAGTTACTACTGTTAAAGATCCGGTACTATATGATGAATCATTCCATCTAAATTCAAGTGCAGGAGGATAAATAGTATGAGTATTACCTGAAAAATATTTTAATTCAAATTTAGAAGCTGTCGTAAATTCTAGAGATGATGAATGTTTTAAAATAAATCCATAGTTAGTTATTGAACCACTATTCCAAGCTAATACAGTATTAGTTACTTTAGTTTCAATATCTTTAGAAGATATATTAGTAAATGATTGAGTTGATTGATAAGTTGAACTAGTATACCATGAACCACCTCCTGCTGAGCCACTTACATAATAGGAACCTGTTGTACCTGATGGAAAAGCTCCATTCACCCAAAGACCACTTCCTGAAGAAAGTGTGTAAATCCAACTTACTCCGTTTGTAGTAATAGGGGAATTGCCTAATCTACCAGTACCCATATCCCAATCTTTAGAGATTGGATGTATAAATAAGGTATAATTTAATGGAATTTCAGAAGCATTAGCTAAATATAATCTTAAATAAACATCAAAACTACTTCCACTAATTTTATTAGAAATAATATCAGAAATTTGATCTGATGGGAATTTGATTAAAGGGCGAGATACTTCATTTGTACCTTGTAATGAATAATATGTGCTGGCTTCTAAAATTTCATCTAACCCTGCATTAAGAGTTGGGTAATATGAATAAAGAGTTGCACTTTTTTCCGGAAATATTTTGTAAACAGCCATAATTAGTAATTACTACATATAAATATAGTAACTATTAAATTGTTTTAAGTAAAAATTAACTTACTACAACTCTACCCTGTATATCATTGTTAGGATATCTAACTTCAAAAACAGCAGGGTCTAATGAAGGATATATATTTCCATTACGAGTAGCTCCTGGGATATCATATCCATATTGTGAATAGGTAGTTCCTGTACTGTCTTGTTTATTTACGATTTCTAATTTTACTACAGATTGTACACCTTTAACTTGTAATAATTTTGAAGTAATATCTGAAAGGATAATTGGTTGATTAATTTGCCATTTATCTATATTAAAATGGTCTTGAAGTGTAGATATACAAGATGTTAATACATCTTTATTAGAGTATCCACTTAATGTTATTATATCAAAGTTAACTCCTATATTAATGTAGTAAGCATCTCTAATATTAATAGCATCAGTAACCATTCTATATTGATTAAGATATGTTACTAAATTTTGTTTTAAAACAGTAGTAGCAGTAGATAATTGTTTATTACTATTATAAGATAAAATATATAAATCCAATGAAAGTGGATTACCAGGTTGGGTATGGGCTACGGTTTGGGTGAAATCTTCTCTGGTGAAATCTTGTGATATGTAAGCTTTAGCTAAAGTACCATAATCAGAAGGCATAGATAATGCTCTAACAATATAATCATCTTTAGTTACTGCTCTTAATTGAGTAGAATAAGCATAAAGAGCATTTTGACGAATCTCATCAATAGTATCTCCATTTCTACCACCTGAAGAAGGAAATGGATTATTAGATATTATACTATTTAAAACAGTAGTAGATATTGCTCCTCCAGGATTACCGTTTTTATAATAAACTCCAGATGTATCTAAAATAGTTAAATCATTAGCAGGTACATTAGATGTTATGCCCCCTCCTACTAAATATCTTACATTATAGCTACCTGAAGGTGCTAATCCATATTCTTGAGTAAACATTACTGAGGCTTCATTGTAATTATTAGTTAACAATGATATTCCGGGTACTAATCCTAGTTGAATATTATCTGGGGTTGGGATAATTTGTTCATCTGTTTTGTTTTGAGACAAACCTGCTCCAAATTCTAATTGTAAAGTATTATCTGAAAGTATTCTAGATGTAAATCTACGAGGTACTTTTTGTAATTGTAATAAATAAGGAACTTGATCTGTGCTGTAGGTAGGATTTGTTACTTGTTGAAAAATAGATGATTGAGCTAAATATGGAACTTCATACCATATATTACTATCACTACCTGTAATTTTTAATATTTGTAATATATTAGTGTCAGTAATATTAGCAGTTGCAAATTTTTGATTTCCTATAAAAGAAATAGTAGTTTCTTTTAATTCAGCTGATATAGCAGGGGTTGATTTTTTAAATAAGTAATAATTATTATCTACAAAGGTAATTTCTGTACTTCCTGTATCTGTAAAATCTATTTGTTGAGTAGTTAAAAATTTAGTTCCTGTAGAAGTTGAAGTAAGAGAGGTATTAGCAGGTATAATTAATCCATAAGTATTATAATCAGGAGATAAAATACCTCCATTATTTATAGAAGGAACTAATTGATATATATCAACAGTAGTTGCCGAGGCATATGATGCTTTGGGACGATAACCCATTACATAAGATAAAGCATATAAATTTTCCTTTTCTTTAGCATATAAAAGAAAATTTTCTTGTGTTTGAGTATCTAAATAAAACGACATTACGTCACCTACATAAGAAGACATCTCAATAAATAAATTCCCAGGTGTTGATTCTGAAAAATCATTATATGTTGTAGGAAAGTAGGTTTTAGCATACTGTTGTAATGCTGCTTTAAAGTCTGTAAAACTTTTATTTAAATACGATATATTTTTATCTTCGTTAGCCATCATTATTGGAATTGTACTGTTACTTGATCTGGGGTTTGGGATATATTCAATATATAATTAACATTTAAAATAATTGTATTAGAATCATATTCAGAAGTTACAGCAATATCTACTACTGTTATATCAGGAACATATATTGCTATACTATTTATTAAACTAACTTTTAAAGATTCTATATTTTCCTCTGTGATTCCTTCAAATAAAAATTTTCTTAAAATAGTTCCAAATGCAGGATTCATTACTCTTTCACCAATGTCGGTTAAAAGTAAATTTAATAAATTAGACTTTATTTGATCTTTAGTAGTATAAGTACTATTAAATACCCCAGGCCCATTAAAAGGTAATGATACCCCAATAGCAATATTCTTTTGTAAATCTAACGGATTTACTCGTATTGTTTGAGGTATCGGCATATTATCCTAAATTTTTAAGTCCTGCTCTTTCTTGAGGTGTCATAGTAGCAGCGGCGTCTGCTATAAAAGCAGCAAATGGGTTTATACGTTCTCCTGTTGACTCATCAACAGCATCAATTATTTCTAATTTAGGTTGAGATTGTTGAAAGCCAAAAGCTTCACCCATTTTATTACGTAAAGATGTTCTAACATCAGGATTACTAGGCATTACATCAGCACTAGTATAACTAAATGTTTTGTTTTCACGTAAGGCTTTTTTTTCTTGTTTAGCCATGTGCTCTTCAAGAATGTATGGTAATTCTTCATGAATAGCATCAATTACAGCTTCTTTAATTAATCTTTTAAATGCTTTAGTATTCATAATTATAAATATTTTATCCTTGTAAATTTCGTTGGTCAATGATTAGTTTTAATTGTTCTACTAAATCGTTAGGGTCTAAAGTAAATGAAAATTCACTTTTAATTGTTTCTACCCCATCACGATTAATAGCTACAGCATAACGACGTTTATTACCTTTAACAACAAAGGCTTGATTTTGTTCTTCTTTAATTTTAAATGTAAATCCTTTATATGGTGAAAAATTATCAACATTACTATATATACTAGATGTAAGATCTGTTAATTGTTGTTGATCTAATCCATCTAAATTAACATTCTTTAGTCGTAATATTAATTCATTAAGTTTTCTAATTTCGTTTGCTAAGGCAACAGTAGCAATAGATAATACAGCACTTAGAGCTGATACTAATTTTTCTAGTCTTTGTTTTTTATTTCTAAGTTCATCATGAGCTACCATTGTAATAACAGGAGTACCTGGAGGGGTGGATATGACAGTTAAAGGAGCAGATCTATTTAATAATGGTATCAGTGTGTTAAATACAGTCAATGATATGCTAATGATACCTAATGTTTTTTGAAGATTATTTAATTTATTAATACTATTATTAATTAATGCAACGGTATTACTTCTCAAATTAGCAGCTATAGCTGCAGTATCAGGAGTATTTGCTTGATCTATGTATGCATTAACTTGATCTACTAAAACTTCTAATTTTGCTCTTTGAGATATAATTGAAGTGAATTGATTAGCTAATTGTAAAGCTATTATAGATGCTAAAGTTTTAGCAGTATTAGATATTACTTTTTTAGTTAAATCTCTTCTTGCTTCTGCTTTTTCCTCTTTAGTTATTGCTTTTCTTTTAGCTCTTCTAAGTTTTCTTGCCTTAGCTTTTTCTTTTATTTTACTAAAAGGATCATCAATTATAATTTTTTTATCTTCTTCTAATTTTATTCTTAATTCTTCTAAATCTTTTAATTTTTCTTTATAAGCAATATCTTCTTTATTTTTAGCTTCATTATATTGTTCTTGAGTTATTTGTTTTTCTTTTAAAAGCTTATCTAAACGCTTTAACTCAGTATTATGATTAAGTTCTACTTTTTGTTCTAGTATAACAATTTCTGCAATTTGGTTTGCTAATTGTTGGACTTTTCCTAAAGCAACAGATATAACTTTTTCTTTTGCTGTATTTTTTAATTGATTTCCTAAGGTTTTAATAACGGTTGAAGATGATATTGTTTTTAAAATATCAGGAGAAATTACAGAAGATATATTTAAATTAGTAGCCATTAAACTGTAAAGTTTTGTTGTGACAATATCTTTCCTAAACCATCATTAATTTTATCTAAATCATTTAATAAACTTCCTGCAGCTTTATTTATGTCCATTGCTGGAGCTCCTTCAGGACTTCCTACTACAGTTGATAAAGCAATTCCAAAATTATAAAGACTATCTAGTAGAGATTCTAATAATTCATAAGTATTATCCCCTAATAGTAAAGGTTGAGGAGGATTATTAATATCATATGGTCCTAAAAATATAGAATTACTATTCAAATGTACTCTTTCATCAGCATTTAAATTAATAGCATTTTTAGTATTTATTTCAACATTTGTTTTTGCAAATATCATTACTTCGTCCTTTTTAGAATTTAAAGTAATTCTATCAGCATTGAATATTACCTGAGAGTTGAAATAATCAGGTGCATTTAGAGGATTAGTTAAATTGTTTAAAACACCTGTTTTATCTGTTTGGAGAGGGATTTTTTGGGTTGAAGTCAAATAAATTGAAGAAGCATCTTTATTTATTTGTTCAACGTAATATTGTTTTTTAGGATTAAATGATAATCCATTAGTTAAAATAGTAATAGGATTATCTTCATTGCCTACATTACTCCACTCATTTAAGTTATTATACAGTTTTGTTGTTGAACTAAATCGTAAAGTAGCACCTTGTCTTCCTTGTATTATATGATCTCCTTCAAAAGGAATTAAAGGTCTAATGTCTGAATTTTCAACAAAGGTAATTCCAGGGTTACTATCTAAATTATTAAATTGAGAATTAAGTTGAGTATTATTCCATATATTAATAGGACCAGAATAATATTTTTTTATAGAGGTGTTACTAATTTGTTTATTATTAGAAGGAAGATCTTCTAAATAAATTAATTCTTTAAGAAGTGGAAAATAACAACGGTATGAAGTTTTAGGAATAGCAATACTACATTCTTTATCTAAAAAATCATTATCATTAATTTTTGTAATATTTTGATTATTAATTTCTTCTATGTTTTTATAAAAAACACTTCCTATACCACTAAAACCTCCTGCTTTTTCAAACATTTCTTTTGTAGGAGTATTTTCTGTAGTAACTACACCAAATACAACTCCTATTTGAGCTTTTTGGTTTGGAATAAAGTTATTCTTTCCTATAGAGTTAACTACAGATGTAAGATTGTTTGATATTACAAAGCTACTCATTTCGTTATTTCTAATTGTACTATTGGAGCCTGTTCTAATAATTTATTTCCTTGTTCTTGTACTGCTTTTTGTTCTTCTAATAAAGCATTAATTTCATCCATATTAATTAAATCAGTACCATTATTAGCATTAACTGTTGCTGCACGTTGTGCTATAGCTGCCATTTTAATTAATTGTTCATTATTTTTTACATTAACATCAATTAAATCTTTAACAGTTGGCATTAGCATAACAGCAGAACCTGCATTAGATGTTGCCATAGGTTTCATTGTTTCAATAAATTCACCTATTTGTTTATCAATATCTTTATTATTTTTATGTATTTTTTTAAACAAGTCCGATAAAGACATACCATCGAATACTTGTACATCATCAAAATTAGCCATAAATGTATTTACCAATAAATATGAATAATTAAATTTTTATATATCCGTGGTTGTAATATTCGTTATATAGTTGAACATATATAACTTTTAATTTTTTAATTATTTTAGTAATCTGAGGGGTTGATACATCTGTTATTTCACGTATATAAATGTAAAGTGCTTTTTTGTTGAATATTTCTAATGTTTCACGCTTACGAAATAATTCAACAATAGCGTCTGCTGTTTGAGCATCTTGTTTTTTAGGGAATAATTTGTATATATGAGTGTCTATATATCTAATATATTGATCCATAAAACTATTTTCATCAAATAATAACTCTATATTTTTGTCATTTTCATAAAGCATCATTTGCTCATCATCTGATTCATCTACATCAGCTTTTTCCTGTAATTTTTTATAGTTATTTTCGTTGTAAACGATTAAATAGCGTTTAGCAATAGTACCAAAATAGGAAAATGCTTTTCCTTTAGTTGGATTATATAAATGAAGTTTTTCAAGAAGGAAAGTAATAACCTCGTGTTTAAGTTCCTCTATTGTATCAGTATCAGTATAATAAAATTTGAATGTATGAATAATATTTTCTGCTAATTTATAAAAACCATATTCAATACGATCATTATAAATACGATTACGTTCAAAGGTATCAGTAGTAGCAAGATATTCTACTATAGCATCTTCAGTATCCTGAGTGAAATAAATACGCGGTTCTTTAGGTTTGCGTTTACGAGGTTGACCACGTTTAGTTAGAGCAATTTTATCATCAGCAAATATATCGGCTCCATAATTATCGTAATAAGACATAGTGATTTTCTAATTTTTAATCCCAATATATGGAAGAAAAATCACATAACCAAAATTATTTTCGGTTGTTAAACTCGTTGAGTATTTCTTGAATTTGTTTTAGATTTTGAAAGAAGGTACCTACTTCATCATCTGTTTTAAATGCACCCAATGTATCTAATTCATCTAATTTTTGTTGAGAATTTTGAATTATAATACTAATAGAGTCAATATATTGCTGTTGATCAACAACAGCTTTTTCAAGAGTATTATTACGTCTAATAAGAAAAAAAATTCCTATTCCTATAATCTCAAGTAAATGAATACCTAGTAACCAAATCCACATCATATATTACCCATTAAATTGTTGAGCAAAATCATCTTGTTCTAAAGAAATTATATCTTGTAATTTTTCAATTTGCTCTTTTAAATCACTAATAGATTCCAAAGTTGAATCTTGATCAGCATTTCTATTTACTTGAAATTGAATCCTGTTTGCTATTGCTTCTAATTGTATTAACTTTTCCGCAACGTTTTGTTTGTATTTCATAATATATGTTTATATATAAATATATGACAACTTATGGTTCCCACACCCCTACGTTTTTTCCCATCTCCTTATTTTCAAACCTCTCGTAGGTAAAATATACCAAAGAAATTTTGTACTTCCAAAGAAGAAGGGCATCTTTTTTAAGACGCCCTCCTTTTATATAAAGTTTAAATTAATTAAGCTTCAACTCCACTATCTAAATCTAAAATAGCTTCTTCAGCAGCATCTTTTAATTTTTCTGCTTTAGCTGGATCTTTTTGTGTTAATGCTTTATAATATCCTTTAAGGGTTTTAATAACTGAAGGGCCAGCTAGAATACCTGTGGCTACAGCACCTACTAAAGCTACACCTGTCCAAAACGGATCTCCACCAGAAATAGCACCCATTAGTTGCTTAGCAGCCATTTCAGCTCCAGTTGTTTGTTCATCTAAATTTTCTTTTTTATCTTCACCCTTTATTTTCTTCTTTTCAGCTAATACAGCTTGTAATTCGGTGCGAACCATTTCTTTTAATTCGCTTTTTGTAAGTGATTTTTTCATTTCTTTTACTATGTTAATTTTTGGAGATTGTTTTAAAATTGTCTCTATTGTTTTTATTTGATCAGGACTATCAGTAGTTATCTCAAATGAATCATCCATTTTATTATCTTTAATTTGAGTACTACTTATTTCACTACCAACTTTTTCTAGACGGTTAAGAAGAGCAGCTTTATCCTCAAGTTTTATTTTGAATGTCATTTACAATAAATATGTACAAAACATAAACCCCACACAGCATTGTGGCTACCTACTCCACTACTTCAATCCGTATATACGCTTCTTTAAATAATCACAATAAAAATCGTACCATAAACCATGAACAATAGCAAAGGAAATAAATTGGAATAAATCCATTCCATTCATTTTAATTGCAAGGTAATGTATTGTAACAAAAAATAAATGTCCAATAACCATAATTAAATTACTAAGTAATTTTTTCATAACTTATTTTATTTTAAATATATTTTAATTATTTTGACTGTCAAAATTATTTAACTTATATTTTACACTGTATGAAAAAAAGTTTTACACGTGTACCAATTGAGGATGTTCAGTTCTATATTCGATTAGAACCTGGCGAATCTAATCTTGCTACTCACTTTGCCCTTATGCCTACTACTGATCCGGGGTTTGAAGAGGGATGGGAAGATGTAGTATACTTAAAAGAACCAGTAATGGATGCTAGCGGTGGTGTAAGAGCAACTGAATATGTGTATGTGCTAGTAAATAAATCGATGCCTGGTATGGTGAAAATAGGAATGACTACTGATACTCCAGTAAAACGCGCACGTGATATTAATAGAGCAACGGGTGTTCCTACACCGTGGGTGCCTGTTTGGTCATTAAAGTGTTATGCTTCGCGTATACTTGAGCAGCGAGTGCATGAGTATCTGGGTCAATATAGAGTGGCTGAGAATAGAGAAATGTTTAGAATTGATTCAGTAACGGCACAACGTGTAATTGAGGAGTTAGGTAAGGATTTTACAAACTGCCTGTTGGCGGAGCGGATTGAACAACATCTCCGTTAACAACGGCTTCCATAAACTGTTCCAACGTTAGACCATAGCGTTTAGCTTGTTCCATACGTTGTTTTAATATATGTTCTGCTATTGCTTCTTTAGTTAACAATAGATTATCTTGTATATACTTTGTCGACATAAAAGAGGTGTTTAAAAGAGATCTTTGAAATATTGCAAAGTGGTTTAAAATGGGTTAAAATGAATTTAATTATTGCGTTTTGGAGCAAATTTACGTATTGGTGCTTGTTTTGGATAATTTGTTTTTGGTTGTGGCTTTAAATTATATATTCTTGGTTGTTGATATCTTGGTATATAACGTGGTTGAGGAATATAATAATATGGATTAATTGGTCTATAATAAAAAAAATCATAGTAATACGGACGAAATTCATAATAATTTCTATCATAATAAACGGAGTCTGTAGCGTACTCGGAAACATAGCAACTGCTAAGAAATATTAGAGCGAAAATTGTTAATAATTTTTTCATAGTATATTTGTATATATTGTCGGTGGTTAAAGATTGTATTTCTGTCGAACATACATATCTTTTTTTTACACCAACCACGCCCCATCGATGGACCGCAATTGGCATGGGATCAATCCGCGATCAAACCGCTATCGGACCGCCATCGATCGACAGCGACCCGATCTCGATCATCTTTTTTGATTTACGCTTGTACGGCTACATCTAATAATTCACCGTCACTGAATAGATAAGCCATATCATCTATTATAATATTACAATTACCATCATTATAGTCTAATAAGTTATCACACTCATCAAATGACCAATCGATCTTACGGTTGTCTAATTCGATGATGAATTCAGTTGCGCTCATTGTTTCTGCTAATGTTGTGATTTGGAAGTTCATATTTGTGTTTTTAATTGTGTAATGTGAATATACGTGTATGATTCTGATCAGCCTAGCTTACCCAGTCTATATTTAAATTATATAGTAGATCAAGTGCTACATCTTTCTCCACCCACCCATTTCCATCTACATCCACAATACCACCTATATAATATAATCCATCACGGCACATTAAATCGGATAATTTAAGTATGTGTTGTTGGTTTACTACTGTTGCTTGGCGCTCTAATTCTCTCATTTGTTTAGTTAACATACGTTTAATTTTTATTATAACGTAAATATAGGAACGGGGCTTTGCCCCGTCACATTATTCTATACCTCTCATCTTTAATATCGTACGCCTTAATTGACTTATTTCCTCATTACGTTCTTCTATTATCATGAATAGGAGGAATAGTGCTGCCATTATTAATACTAGGAACCCACAGACGAAGTCCATATCGGTTTTAGCCCAGATAAACATTAGATACATTGATAATAGACCTAATAATACACTGATAATGCCGTTAAATGTTTTCATATTGTAATTTTTAATTGTGTGATGAATATATGAGGCGGGTTTTGACCCGCCTCGCTTTATTTACTATACTGATTATTATAATGTTCAATTATAGGTTTCATGTGTGTGTCTATCGCTTCAGCGTCTGCTTGGGTCTGGGTGGACGCCCAGTTCAACACACACGTCTCATGGTAACCACGACTCCACTCGATCGTATCATCATGACGTTTGGTTCCCGGCTTCATGAACGTAACGGTTGAACCATCATTATCATCATACACTTCATATCCTAATGACTCAGCAAATGTAAATGCTGCTTTGTTAATTGCGGATCTAATTTCTTTTTTGGTCATATATTTTAATTTTATAACGTGAATATATGTGCATTATTCTGACCAATCAACAAATGAGCCCCGGGTAGAAACCCAGGGCCGAACCATTAAAAATTAAAAGTATGAACCGTCTTTAATGCGTTGTTTCTATATTATATAATTCAATTAGTTTTTCTGGAGCATAGGTATCAAAGCACTCCCAATAATCACCATCAAAAATATAAACGTAGTCTACATTTTGATCGTTAATTAACTCTTTATAATCGCCCGTCTTTACACTCACATTCTGTTCGCCTCTATCTCTACCGTATGCGCGGCACCATCCTCTTACTGGCTTATCGAAATCATGTTTCTCACCTATTTTCTCACCTAACACACTTATATCACCTAATTTCATTAGCGCGTCTACCCTATCTATATCAGCATACCACTTAATTAGGGTAGCTCCTACCCCACCTGGGTAACCATCAAAGTGGCAGTAAATATAATCAACGGTTCCATTTGTGTTTCTAACTCCAATGTAAGATCTTGTGGACATAATTTTTAATTTTTTATTTGAATGAATATATGAGAAAAACTATGCCTGAGCGATTGGTTTTATTTTACTTAGCATCGCAACAATATCCTCATCACTCGTCTCTTTCGCCTTATATTCTTCCACCAGTGTAAAAGCAGTCTCAAACATCATCTTTACTTCTTCGTTTTCATGAAGCAAAGTAGCTAAAGCTATTATAATATCCATTCTGGTTCCTTCAATATCAATATCAAGACCTTCTCCATCATCAACAATACTAAATTTTGCTTTTACTTGGTTCATATTTTATATTTTTATTTGAATAAATGTATACAAAAAATCTGGCCTAATAAAAGACAGCTCCACTTTTCGCTTGACACCCCACCTTATACTCGCGACACCATTCAAAAAAACCGTCTTCATCTCTTACGTCTGCGGGACCAGTTTCTGGGTAGCCTGCTGGTTCACCTTCCACTCGTACGCCGAATAAAAAATTGATCATTAGTTGTAATACAAAAAGAATATTGTTCATATAATTTAATTTGGATGAATATACAAAAAAAGTTCCGCTCACCTTGCGGCGAGCGGACCTTAAATAATTAACTAATTAAGCAGCTACTTCTACCTTTTTAGTTGCTGGGCGACCTCTCTTAATTGATCCACCTGCAGCAATCCTTGCTGCTTGTGCTGCAAGTTTAGCTTGACGTGCTGAACCTGCTACTGCGGGTCTACCCCTTTTTACTTCACCACCTGCTGCTACACGAGCTGCTCTAGCGGCTAAACGGGCTTGACGTGCCGAACCTTCTACTGTTGGGCGGCCTTTTGATTTTGGAGTTGTGTTTTCTGTGTTTGTTTTTGACATAACCTTTTGTTTTAATTTTTGTTATTTATAATTGTGATATGAATCTATACTAAAAACTTGGACCGAACAAAACTTATCTACCAAAATTTACAATCTATTATTACAACTTCTTCTTCTGGGCTATCATCATTCTCATCATCATAATAATAATCTTCAACAATTAATTCTGGTACTAATTCTGTGGCATAATTCCAATCAGTGTGATCATCGTGTGACAAAATAACTTTTTTGTCTTGAGGGAGTTGTTGTAGGTGTTCAATTAATTGTTTTACAGTCATATTATTAATTTTTGTTATTTATAATTGTGATGTGAATATACTAAAAAACTTGGACTGAATAAAACTTATCTTATTTATTATTCGAAATATTTACCCACACAATTTCTCTTTCCGCTTGTCTTTGCCATTTACGTTTTGGTAAAGCTTTAAATTCTGCTTTTAATCCGTGACTGGCTAGTACCCCATCCAGCTCATTAATTGCATTCAAAACTTTTCTATTTAACTCAACACTCTGCATCTCTTCCCTAATCGTCATAATTGATTCTAAACTCAAATTCATAATTGTAATTTTTGTTTAGATAAATCTACGAAAAATAATTATGACAATCAACGTCTTGACTTAGGTCTGCCGCGTTTTCCTCCTGAACGTTTCTGTAAAGCTGCTTTTGCGGCTATCTTCTTCGCTTGAGCCTCTGGTGTGAGAGCTGGTCTTCCTCTTCTTCCTCCTACTTTTGGTGTGGAAACCGTTTTTGGAACGGCGGATTTTGGGCGCCCTCTCTTTCCACCTGATCTGGCTTTTGCCTCTGCTTTTAAAGCCTCCTTATGTGCCTTTAAAGCAGGGCTTAACGCGGGTCTACCTCTTTTACCGTGCTTAGGTTTATTCTCTTTCTCAATCTGCTTCACCTTCTTATCACGTTGTTTTTGTTGTTTTTCTGCTCTACGAGCCATTTTATCCAACATTTTCTTGTGTTTAAGAACAGCTGGGTGTATAATAACTTGATCCAGGTCGTATGAACGAATGCCTCCACTCACGTCAACAACCTCATAACCGCCATTGGGAAAAGTGGGTTTTTCACCTGGCTCATATCGCTTCCAAAGTTCAAAATATAATTTCTTGTCGTAAAAAAATGGTGCTGGGAGTACACGAATACCTTTTTCCTGTGGAACAAAAATTTCCTCCGTTTCATCATACGCTAGATATGTTCCGTATTGCCATGGTTTTTCTATTACTTTCATAACTTTGATTTAAATAAATTTAAGAAAAAAACTTGGACAAAACAAAACCTAATTTAAAAAATCTTTCAATTTGTCTTTAAATCTATTAAACAAAACAGTACCAAAAAGTACTAATAAAAAAATTGCTATTACACGCCATATCGCATCGAATGGGGGTGTTTTTCTAAGGAGATATACGACAAAAATCCCTCCCCAGAATAATATATTTACAAAAATTTCTGTGGGGGTGACTGTCGGGGGGTATGATTCAAGAAAAAAATTCATAATTAAATCTAAGAAAAAAACCTCGCCCCCTACCCCAGGGGCCCCAAAACAAAAAAAAATTTCAAAAAAAAAGTATATACTTTGTCGAAAAAAAAGAGGTGGAGTGGCGAAGAAAAAAAGGAACCTATCATAACATCACTATCCCCATACACCACTTCATTCCACATACATTAACAAAAAAAGAACGAAACCCTACATCGCTGTAGAGTTCCGTTTTGACATGTCGTATTTGTTTTCCACACCTACTTAGAAAAAAATCGTTTCATGTCTATATAAAAAAACGCGCACCACCGCGCTTTTCTCGCGCAAAAATTACCCTATACTCATAACTATTTTAAACAAAATAGCCATTAATCCTAACGTTATACACAATATACCGAACGCCACTGCTACTGCAAAAGTTTCCTTATCGTTATATTTGTTCATATTATTTAGTATCATATTTTACTTCCACGTCGTACGTTACATTCGTGTTATCACCTGAGTTACTATCCTTATCATCCTTATCTATATCTTCACCCGTCTCTCTATCTACCTTGGGTACACCCAGTTTATCTAACTCATCGTGTATCTCGTTGATTTTGGTTTCGATGCGAGCACACAATTCAAATATTTTATCTAATTGATCCATGTTTAATTATTTGTCATATGATTTAACTGATGGTAATCCACTATACTCACACGTATCTACTGCTTTACTAATCACATTAGTTACATATTCTAACAGTGTCATTCCAATACCTAATTTCATTTGAAACGTTATTAAATTATCCTTAACGCTAATGACTTTATATGGCCCACCCACCTTTGTTTCTATTATATCACCAATATTCACTGTCATCATTTTACTACTTCATTATATGGTTTCCACATTACTACTCCATATCCTTCACCTTCAATCGGCATTGCTAACATACACTCTTCATTTTGATCATCCGATTTTCCTATTGCAATGAATCCAAAACCCTCACAAATATACGGAACGTAGTGTCCCGGTTTCAATTTGCTGTGTTCCTCCATGATGTCAAAGTCATGAGGCATTTCCGGATCGTTTATTTCACACCATTGTTTGCTGAAGTCTGCCATGATTATTTATTTAGTTTCTTTATAATTCAATTCATAATTAATTGCATCCTGTATCATACGTACCCCTTCCCACAATTCATCAAGTGTGTATATGTTTGCATGATATTCATCTGTAAGATCATTAAATTCTTTAAGGAATTTCCTGAGCTGTTCTGGATTGTTTTCTTCGAATTGATTCATATGCTCCATGTTTTCGTTATGTTTACCATCGCCGTAAAATGCCATAATTTTGATTTTTAATTTAGATAAATATAAGGAGGGGGCTTTGCCCCCTCACTATTATTAACCAACCAATTCCTTTATATTATTGAACCAAGCCTGTATATCCTCACAAAACTGTACTGCTCTCTCTTCGGTATCGGCATGAGCAAAGAACTGACTATATTCCGAATCGAAACTAATTCCATCACAGTTAATATGATCCTGTATATGCTCCTCAACGTCATAGTTGCTACTATACTTTTTAAAGCAATACTCTCTTGTAAGATTACCTGTGATAGTGTAACCTCTGTCTCCTTCGTACTTGTTGACTTCAAACCCGAATGGGTAATTTTTTTCGAATAATTTCATAACCTTTGATTTTTTTATTTGATTAAATATACTAACTAAATGTTGCCAAAGTTACACTTAACTTACCTAAATACCTCATTCCTGCTGGGGTATTCTTGATACGTCTAAATTTACCTAATCTAACACCATCATGTTTAAAATCATCACCAACGACAAATTCACTTACTTTATTCCAACTATTCCTACTTATTCCCCAATATGTGGTTTCGCATTCGCCATCTTTGGTTTTACGTGTATATACACGTTTATACTTTAAATCGGGTACTGCTTGTTTAATTTGTTCTCTCCAACCAATAACTGTCTGTAATTTTTGTTTGTACGTCATAACTTTTTATTTGTATGAATGTACGACTCTAACTCTGACAATTACCTAATCTAAATTGTATCTAATCTCATTAGCGTAATTTTCCGCATCGTTAATATGATTGCATTTCGCATCATCATAACCCGCATTATAATCACTAATGCATTTCTCCATTTCGATTTGCATTGCTTGCTCTATTAGATCTTTAAAATGCTGAGAATGCTTTATATGAGGGAAATCTTTTAAATTCTTTCTCAACCATTCTACTGCTGATTGTGCCATAATTAAAATCTTGGTGCATTTACGCGGTGAAGTGATCCAATTGGTCTTCTATAATAATACTTACAATTACCTACTGTTACTACTGATGTATAACAACTACTGAACAGTACCATAACCAATAACGCTAATGTTATTTTCCTCATATTAATCAACTTGTTCAATTTCGTAATCACTTTCTTCATCCTCACTCTCTTCCACCCACGTTTCCTCGGCTTCAAGTTCACCTTCTAATACTTTGTTTAGCGCTTCGGTTTCGCTTTCCGCTTCAACAATGAACTCCCAATAATAAGTTGCTGGACGTGACTCAATGATTCTGTATTGCATATTTTTTAATTTTGATGAATATACGACCTAAATTCTGCCACTAAACGTATATACGGATTAAGTGGGGTGGTGTGTGAGCCACAAGCTATTTGATATTTAATAAGGCATCGATACATTCAACATGATCATTCATATTCATATCAACTAATGTATCACGTATAACCATAATATCACAACACCTAATCATATCTAATACTTCCTTAACTACTGTACTACCGAATACAGTTAGTATATCATACATTTGTTCTGTATTGTTTCTACTAATATCCATATGTAATTTGTTAATTGTAAAGTAAAGGTAGGCGACTTGCGTCGCCTACCCTAATTTAATTTAGTTAATTTCTATTCCATTACTTTCAAACCAATCAACAATGGCTCTTTCTATTTCACTAGAAATTTTACTTTCATCTAATGTAATACTATCTAACTCTACTTCTCTATAATTCATAGTCAGATCATAATCATCAACTAAATCTACTCCTTCAGATGAAACAGATGATGCTGCGTTATCTGCTATTTCTTTAATCTGATCTTCAGTAATGCTGATTTTAGTTGTGGTTTCTTCTTCATTACCATTCATTGCTGCTTCAAGTTGCTCTTCAAGATCTTTAAGGACTACAATTACATCTTCCTTAGTGAATAATGAAGGAAATGCTTTGTCTACTGTGTGTACCATTTGGCTGAATGCTGCTGTAAGTGTTGTTTTTGTCATAACCTTTGATTTTTATTTTTATTATTAATGAATTAAAGATAGGCAGGTTACCCTGCCCATCCTAATTTAAAATTCAAATTCATCTTCATTATCGTCATTGTCGGGTTGTATATTCCATACTATATCTTTCAAATCATCCCAACTATTTATAGCTACATTATATGCTCTACCTATTAGGAATCCAATTTTAATAGTGTCTTCCTTATCTGTATCATCTGCTATCTCTTTAAGATAATCTGTAACATTATCTATAGAATCTTTAATTTCACACAACTTACTATATTGTTCTTTAGTAAGTGTAATTGGTTTTTCTTTTTTAACTACTGGAGTTGATTTTGCTTTTGCCATATTTGTTTATTTTAGATTTCGTTTTCATAAACTATTTCTGTACCAATTTTTTCTTCACTTGTTTCGATTTGCTTTACTATACCCATAGCCTTATCAAAGCTGTGTGTTAGTGCAGTACATTTACCATCTACCCAAATGTAGTAGCATGTTTTCATTTCGTTGTCCTGCCATTTTGTTTCTCTTTCTACTTTAATTCTCATAACTTTTATTTTTATTTAACTAAATATATGAATATTACTCTGCCAAAGCTAATCTTTCATAATTATATTTAGCTATTTCATTTGTTTCTGTGTACCAACTGTAATTTGAAGTAACATATTCATGTAATTCGTTTAGTGGCTTATCAGCTGCTTCACCTAATATCTCAGCAAACGCGTCATTGGATTCATTTATTAATTGTTTATCATCCTTTAAACCATAAAATAATGCTTCACCTACTTCACTTATAAACATACCACTGTGGAATCCTTTTAAGCTATGTTTCTTTACAAATTGATCAGCATGACACCAGATGAATATACATTCTTTATATTTAAGTAAATTTACTACACTCTCATCTATAACATGACTGCGATTAAAATTAATACCAAATAAACCATAAGGTGAACCATGACCTAACATTATAATTCGATTATGCATTAATATTAGATTTTCCACTTCAGCAATAGACAAACCACCAGTAACAACTGTTTTATGAGGTATCTTCTCATATATTGGTCTTAAAAAATGTGTTGACTTATCGTGTGGGTGTATTACTAATGTTCTCATAACTTAATTTTAAAATCCGTAATGAGGAATGAACTGATCATTATTAAATGAATCTTCGTTTAAGTCATGATTCAATTGATCAATTATTGTGTCTTCTGCTGATTCAATCCAACTACTAACTAATACCATTAACCCCTCAGCATCATCACGAAGGTAATGATCAACTAATGTATCTGCTGTTTCTTGAGCATATTCCATCAAATCAAGTGCTACTTGTTTTGAAATACTTTCAATTTGATCTTCGCTTAATACGCGTTTGTGATTTCTATTCATAACCTTTATTTAAATAAATATAATACCTTAACTTTGACAATTAATAATCATCTTCATCATCATCAAAATCATATTCATCAGATTCAAAATAAAACTCACCCAAATCATCTAATTCTTCATAGTAACTTTCCATATTTGAAATAAAATCTTCCAAATCAAAATTATCAGGTTGACCCTTTTCATTTAATACATTGGTTGCTACTGTAATTAATTCACTAAGAATGTCTTTGATTTCCATTGTTTTTCTTTTTGTTATAAATATAATAATAGAATTCTGAAAGCGTACCATCAAACTGAAGCATTTCGTCTTCTACTTCTGTTTGATTCATTCTAAACTCAACCCAGAAATCCTTATACATTGCCTCTAATATTTTAGCTTCATCCTTTTCAAAGTCAGCTGTTAATCTACGTCTACGTTCTCCAAATAAACACCTTGTCTCATGTTGTTTATCAGGTTCAGATATATCAGCTAATGCTTTTTCTTCTAATTTATTTTCCCAAAGTATCCACCAATGATAATCACTTACTTCAAAATCACCATTTTTAACTTTGGCTTCAAGTGGTTGGTATTTATGAAGCATACTTCTGCTTTTAAAACGCCTCCACCAATAGTAAGGATTATAATTCTGTTTTTGATAAGTTTCTATTCGTTCTTTTAATTCCATCCGTTTTCAGTTTTAACTTGCTGAATGTGTTTGCAAGTTCTAGAATTACCTGACCATCCATAAGCGGGACAACTACAACTCCAAGTATCATTATCTACTTTTACAATGTATTTTTTACCTTTAGAACCATCTACTTCCCATTCAGGTTGAATTTTAAACGCTTCATTTTTACCATTTCTATCTCCTTTTCTAAACCATATAAGGTTTTTATATGTGAAATGATTTGGAACCTCAACCCATCCATCTTCAGATGTAATAGCATATTTTTTACCGGGTTCCTGAATTGAATCGAATAATACGGGCGCTCGCCAACTGTGAATAATTAATTTGTCTCCACCAATAATAACTGACATAACCTTTGATTTGAAATAAAGATACGATTACTACTTTGACTTCCAAAATTGCCACCAACGTTTCTTTGATGGAGGAACGCACTCTGAAAATGGATTATTTGTAAATGCTACTTTTCCATAATATCTGGATGACATTACATTAAAGAATATCTCATGATATTTTTCAGGGATGTCAGTAAAATCAGCTTCTATCTTAATATTTAATTCTATAGGAGTATTTCCATCCATTACTGTTAGAGTATCAAGTAATGTTACTAATTGAGCTGTTTGTACATTTATATGTGTACCGTAACCTATAAGTAATTCTTGTTGTGGTTGCTTTTTCTTCATATCTTTAATTTAAATGAATGTAAAATGGGGGCTTTGACACCCCCAACTTTACTTTAATCAAAGGTATGACTCAGCGAGTTCAAATAGTTGTTCATTCAACTCTATATCTTTTTGGAAGTTCTTAACTGAGCGTGCTTTACGAGTACCAGCTCTATATGAACCACCAATTAATTTCTCTTGTATTCTATTAAACACAACCCACAAATCGTTACCTGCATCTTGAGGACGATCAGCAGTAAGTACATCCATAATGTTTACTCTCTGTTTAGTTCTCAATTGCATTGCTTTAGTAGCGAAATCTTGCATTTGAGTTTCAGTTAATTCAGTTGATTTAAACAAATTAATCTTCTGAACTAGATTAGGTAGTTTGGCAATGATTTCCTGAATTTTGGTTTGTAGTGATTCAAACGTATAATTAGTATGCCTAATTGATACATTATTAAAATCAGCATCTGCAACTACTAATCCATTACTACATACTAACCTAAAGATACCTACTCTAAAATTGAATGCTGCTTTACCATCATGTGAATTGGTAAGTAGGATTTGTGGAAATGCATCATCACCATCTTTACCCTTAATGGTAATATTTGGGTTACGAAACACAACCATGTGTTTTTGAAATCCTTTGTACTTACGGGATTTAACTTCTTGTGCTTTAGTTACTTCCCAACCTAAACTCATCAAATCCTCTACAACACGTGATGTTGGAGTTTGAATATATTTATCTGTTAGGTGAGGTGCTTTATCAGTTGTAAATACTGATGGAGCCATTTGTTTGATTTGATCCAATGTGTAACTTACATTGGTCATCATTGAGTTTGTGTTTAATTCGTTTGACATAACCTTTGATTTTAATTATTTAATGATTGAATTTACACTTACTATTTTGCCCATCCTAATTTAGGACTGCGTGTTTAGCATAGATAATAGCTTCACTATATATCTCTTGTTCCCATTCTGTTGCTGGGGGATATTTGGCATTTACTGCTTCTACTAATTTGCGATTATCTGTAATACCACATATTACCATTGTGGTAATCATAGCTTCAATTTCCATACATTTTTGATACATCTCAGCATTAGTTGCCATATCTATCTTTTTGTTGTTTCTTCAATTTAATCCATTCAAATTGATCAGCCAAACTTGCTCCTCTTTGATTTAATTCACTCCAAGTTTCTTCGTGTAATGGTTTTCGTTTTGTTTTCTTGTGTAATGCTTTATCTAATTTTCTACTCGCTTTGTCTTGGGATTGATCTTTTGTGATAATTGGCATTTGTTATTTATTTATTTAAATTTAAAACCTGTAATTTGCTCAATCAACTTTACATCAACTTGATTGTTTTTAAGTCCATCTGCTTTGCTTGTATTATTGTCAAATAGAAAAGCATCCCATTCATTTTTATGTTTATTGTAAGTTACCTTCCAACATTGGGAAGGAATAGATACTTTACCTATTTTTTTAATTTCACCAACTGAACCACACCAAACGTGAATTGAATCATATTTAAGTGCTTCATCACGTATCATTATTTCTAATACCTTCCAATCACCCCTATTTAATGCTGGGTATTGAGCTGTCATATTACTGAAGTAAAATGATTCGTCGTTTGCTACTTGATCACAAGCAGCATCTGCTGCTGGGAAATTATGACCACGATCAAATCCTTGTCCTGTATAGGCTGCCTGTAAATCTGTTTCAGTTGCTAATTTAGGATCAGGGATGAATTTATCTCCACGTTTTACTTTAACAGGACAATTTAGTGATGCTTTAGTAACCCACCATTCTACCTTTACAGGATAATGTTTAGACTTACTAAATGTAGTTGAATATGCTTTATGATGTAATGTAACTGTATCTTGACTATAAGTCGTAACAGTAATGAACATAAGAAGGAATAATAGGTATTTCATACCTATAAATATCACTACTCATCATTCGCCATCTTAGATATGGCTTCATAATATTCTTCCCTCAAACGTCTAACAGCAGCCTCAGCACTTGCTACACCTGCTTTAAACATATTATCCTCATTTGAGTAACCACGTTCGTTAATTACTTTAAATACTTCTTCAAATAATTCAAAACCAAATAAATTACTACCTAATGCTTCGTACTTGTTGTTTATCATAACCAATTATATTTAGATTGTTTAAGTGTTTATTTATTTTTTATCGCTAGATACCAATTCCATGCTTCATTAATTTTTATTATTTTATAGTTTTTTGATTCTAAAAGTTTTAAAGTTTTTTCTGTTCTCCCTTTTAGCTCAGGTACTATATTTTCATGAAAACTTACTGCAATTTGATCTATATTATTAAAATCATTGTCATTAAAATTATCAATTATATCGTATTCAGTTCCTTCAATATTAAGCTTTAATACTGCTATTTTATCTATATTATATTCCTTAATAAAAGTATTCCATGTCTTTACTTCTACAATTTCCCCAGAAGAATTAAATTTACTATTAGTACCAAAACCTACATCTAACAATTTAGTTTGTCCATCATATGTATCTATAATACCTTTAAAAAATTCAGTATTAGGAATTTGTTTTTCAAAAGGATCAACCCCAATAACTCTTTTTTTACCAATAAATATTTTTGACCAATCCCAACCTCTACATCCTAAATCAACAATACACCCTTCGTTTTCAAAACATCTATTATCAACAGTTGAGTAATCCCACCCTTCTATTATTCTGATTAAATTTTCCATACTATTTATTTTATCCAATTATATTTAGATTGTTTAAGTGCTACTTTACGTTCACCTGCTGTACGTGGTTTAGATTCAATACGTTCAGTTTGTTTTGCTTTACGACCACGTTTTTTGTAGACACACTCCTCATAGTCATCCCATTTCCATTTTTTTACTTTTTCAAGAAATAATTCTCTATAATGCGCTAAACGTTCTTCTTCTGTTCTCATGAAATATAATCTAAGACTAATTCTTCGCCATAGCAAAGAGATTGTAACATTTTAAATTTACGTTCATCATCTAATGGTTTAGCTTCGTTATAGTCATTACACCATACTAGTTCACCACCGTACATCATTCCACTAAAGTATTCTAATTGTGAGTTCATAACAATAAACCACTCACGTTTAGTTTGTTGTGCTCTTTTTTTCTTCATCAACCATTTATCTGACCATATCAAAACTAATATTACTTTCCGACATTAGTTCATAAAGTTTATCTCTAACTTCTTGGTATGCATCATATTTGTCTTGAGGAAGATCATCGGAAGCATATTTGGTTTTTGCTCTTAAATCTTGATCTAATTCCCAAAGAACACTCCAAAAATTAGATGCATTAGTTGCTAATACAAATTCCTGATCATCATCGGGTAAGTTAAATTTTAATGTTGCTTTCATAACTTTTATTTTACTGAGTTAACGGTAAGATTATTATTTTGAATAACCAAATATTCTCCTGATGTTTCCATTGTGTCAATAAAATAGTATCTGCCACCTGTGTTTTTATCTGATCCTTCTAGATTAAGTTTTTTCATTACAGTATGGCCTACAATTTGGATATAATCATTTTTTAATCCTTTCTCATGTTTCTTGTTAGCATACATTAATGATCTAGGTCTAATCCATATAGGAGTTTGAATTGCATTATCTCCTGTTGGTTCTAATCCAGTAAACTCAAATATTTTAGGTTTATATCTAAACAATTCATTTAAATCAACTACAACAGTGTCTTTACTCCAACCATCAGGCCCAAATACTTTATCCATCCAAACGGGACTTACACCAGCATGAGTAAATAGATATTCACCAAAACCATAAGCCATTTGTAGATGATGCCTATTTTCATCTATGACTTGAGTAATTGAATGACCAACTCCTGCTTGATAACCACTAGTTCCAGTATAACCAACTTCAGGAAAATAATGATGATCATGATTACCAATTAATAATACAACTTCAACTTGTGGGTTATCGTTTTTATACTGAATAATTTGTTTGAAATTATCAATTTGTTCTATACCTGATATTTCAAATGAGTCAAAGTAATCACCTATAAAAATAATTCTGTCAGGTTGTTCTTGATATATTGCTAATTTCCAGTTAGAGCGACCGTGTGTATCACCTAATATTAGTGTCTTCATCATAACCTATTATTACCCCGTCAATTGATTCTCGGGTTGTATCTTTATTTAATATCTTATCTCGTTTATGTTCTCTTTCTAATGTATCATGTTTACCATAATACCAAACATTATTAACATTCAAAACCATTTTATTTGGTTTAACCATATTAATATCATCATAACCTGCTTCATATCCACGAACAAATACTCTAGATTCAGGATCTAACGCTTGTAGTTGTTCAATTAATTCCTTAACTGTCATAAATTTAAGTTATTATTTTATGCCTACCAAAATTTATACCATGCTTTTTTTGGTTGTTGTTTTGGTTTAGGCATTTTAAATACCTTATTCATCAACAAATTAGCATGTTTTTGAATTAATAACTTCTCAGAATACTCTAAACCACTAACGTTAACATGAATTTGTACAGGAGCTACAATACCATTTGCTTCAATGGATGTTGTTATAACATGATATTCTTTTCCTTTTACGAAGACTGTACGTATCATGTTTATAAATATATTTAGTTTGAAAGTGGTGCCTTAATAGATGGATGTGACTGGTAGTTTTCTAATTGTATATCATCTTCTAATAGGCATTTACAAAAACGATCATTCTTAAATGATTCAAATATTGCAGTAGCATCTAAGGGTCCTTCTCCACATGAACCACCTTCAGTAGGCCAAAATTCAGTATTAATATTTAATTTAGGTAATTCATAAGGATGTCTTGAACATTGCTCGGCTGCTTGTTCTAAATGATTATTATATAAATGAACATCACCTAAGTTACCAATCAATTCATCAGGTACCATATTTACTGTTTTAGCTATTATTTCAAGTAATAAAGCGTATGAAGCAATATTGAATGGTAATCCTAAAAATGTATCTACTGAGCGTTGATTCCACATTAAAGAGATTGCTCTAGTCGGTGCAGCATTGTTTGCTGGATAGTAGGCTAGTCTTTCTTTGGTTGTTAGCTCTCTTGTATAAACTTGAAATCCATAATGACAAGGTGGTAATACCATTTGATCTAATTCACCTACATTCCAAGCACTAACCATTAATCTTCTACTATCGGGGTTTGTTTTGAGTTCGTTGATTAGGTTTTGGATTTGATCTATATAGATAGGATGTTCAGTCGTAATTAAATATCCTGGTCCCAAATCTGTATGTTCCTTCCATGTTTTGTCTGTTTTCCATTTTCTCCATTGCTTACCATATATTGGTCCTAATTCACCATCTGTTCTACCTGATTTAGCATAATCACCATCCCATATATGGCAATTATTGTCATGTAAAAATTTAATATTAGTATCACCTCTTAAGAACCATAACAATTCTGTTACAATTGATTTCCAAGCCATCTTCTTTGTTGTGAGCAATGGAAATCCTTCCTTCATATTATGTCTGATTTGCCAACCGAAGATTGATTTAGTTCCTGTTCCTGTACGATCTTTCTTTTCTACTCCAAAATGTATAATCTGAAGTAGTAATTCTTTATATTGGCGATCTATATTATTCATTGGGCTTGGCGTTTTATATCTAATTCTTTTCTTAATTGCTTTAATTCCTTTCTATACTCCTCAAATTCATCATCATCTTTAGCTTTATGACCTTTAGATAATGCTTCTGTAATGATTAATTCTAATTGGATTATTCTACTAATTCGAGGATCAAAGTACTTGTTCTTCATCTTCTTTGTCTGTTTTCCAATTTAGGAAATCTTCACCTTTATAATCTTTATGATGTTTATGCATATAAGTAATACCTCCCGCCCATAACCAGGAAATTGTAGCTGTTATTGCTATCATAAGTAAAATTAATCCCACCATCTTTCTATATTTTGTTCTAATGATTTAAATAATAATTTTCTTGCTTTATTCTGTTTAGCTATTCCTTTATTCAGATCTTCCATTGTTAATTTTTCTTTGTTGATAAGATCTTCCATATACTTTTCATTTTGAATCTTATCAATTAATCTAACACACAACATCATTTTATTAGCATCATACTCAGCTGAAACATGATTGCCATTTTTGCGAATATGATTAGACATGAATATGAGTTTATATTTGAGTATCTCAAAAATATAATAGTGGTCCCAATCTCTATCTTTCCAGATAATTGGGAACCACCTTATTAAATTATTAATGCCTTTAAAAAATTTTTTTATTCTCCACATAACCATTAAATATAAAACTTATTATTTTGATAACCAAATTACTTAAGTAAATTATAATATTCTTTAAAATGCTTAAGGCGGTCCGGTAAACCAATTGTACCACCATTAACACATTTAGTAACAGCTGTTACAGTAGCGTCAGAAGCATCTTTACATTTAGGTAAACAATTTTTAGAAAAGAACCAAGCAGCAGATAGTAAAGGATATTTAGTCGCTACTAAATCAGGATTAGCAGCTATATCAACACCAATTGCTTTACCAAAAGCAGTATAATTTGATTTACCTGTTAATTGAATATAACCACGTCCACGATATTTAAAACCCTCACCTGATGCCTCATCACCATTACCCATTCTAGATGCATATACTTTATTTGCAATCTTTTCTGGTTTGCGTTGATATGACTCGGCTAATGCTTGGGTTGGGAAGTATTTTTTAAATATACCTAATAAACCCTTAGCACTGTAATTTAGGTTTTCATTTACAACTTTAAAACCAGCAGATTCATGACCACATTGAGATAAAAAATGAGATAATTCAACTGCTGTGTCAATTCCGAATGTTTTCATTACATCAGGAATTTGTGCAATTACACCATCTGGGATGTGTCCTTTTAATTTGTTTAAGTCCATATTTAGATTTTATTTATTAACATGTATAAAAAAGGTTGTATACCTTTACATATACAACCTTGAATTTTTTACAGCAATAAATATTGCTAGACTTACTTTGCTACAGAGTCTCCAGCAGCCTTAATTTCAGCTACACTTGAATCAACAGCAGTAACAGCTGAATCAGCAACAGCAGTACTATCAATAACTGTAGAATCAGATGTATTGATTACAGTTGTGTTGTTTGATCCACAAGACGCTAGAACTAAACCTAGTGCAAATGTAAAAATTACTTTTTTCATATTTTTATTTATTTATTTACTTAAATATAAGATAACATTTTGACCAAACCAAGTTTAAAACATAGATTTTGCTCCAATCATTACAAAATTTAATAATGGAGCTCCCTTAGCAGTTGATGCATTTAATTTATAATCAATTGCAAATGCGAATCGTTTTGATATCTGATAATTATACCCTGCTCCTACTAACCCACCTATATTATAACTCCAGGTGCTACCATTTTTATTATTATATGAATAAGGAGAAGCCATTAAAAATACACCTGGTGATATATTTGATCTTGGAGTGATTTTATATGGTTTAGTCCAAAATGTAGTTATCGAGGATGCTAATTGGTATGAGTAGCTTTTATTTTCACTTTTTAATTTAATAGTAATTAATGATAAATTATATCCAATTGTCCCATATTGTGGATGGGGTTTAACATAAGTATAACCACTAAATATCATTGGAATACCATTCATCCAAGCATAAGTATGTGAATATGCTTTAATAGCCTTTAATTGTCCGTTTTTAAGTACTAAATTACTTTTATTAGCTGATAGAGCAAATGATTTTAAATCAGCAAATATCATAGTGTTAGCGCCCCAACTTGATTCACCTGTAGCTGAGGATTGAGACATACCTAATGAAATAATAGGTACAAATTTACCATTTGGTGTTTGTGCTGTAGTTAAATCTGAGTTGATTAATATTGGATTTAATCTTAATTGTTTTTTTTCATCTTTCTTTTTATCGTCTTTTTTATCTGATTTTTTTTCTTCTTTCTTCTCCTCTTTTTTTTTCTTCTTTAGACTCAGATTTACTTTCCTCTTTTTTTTCTTCTTGTTTTTGTTCCGATTTCTGCTCTGATTTTTGTTCTGATTTTTGCTCGCTGCTTGAACTTGAACTTTCTGGTTTGCTCTCCGAGCTTGATCCTGATGAAGAGGAAGATCCAGAAGAGGATGACGATTGGGAGGAAGAGGATGATGATGAAGAAGATGATGATGGTGGTGAAGTTGAGGTACTCGAAGTAGGAGTTGAAGCGCTTGAGCTTGCACTTGACGCTGCTGATGACGCTGCTGATGAAGCGCTTGAGCTTGCACTTGACGCTGCTGATGACGCTGCAGAACTTGCTGCACTTGAAGCAGCGGATGAGGCTGCGTTTGCGGCCGCTGATGCTGCTTGGGCTGCTGCTTGACTTACAGTATTGGTTACTGCTTGTTGTACGGCTGTATTTGTTGGACATGCTAATGAATTGTAAGTGGCATATGTTGTTTGTAGCCACGTTTGAACAGCTCCACTTTGTACTTCTACAGGGGTAAATGTTTTGACTTGGTTATAGAATGATACAGTTGCATTACCATTTATAATTGTTGTGGTTGCAACTCTAATTTCCCCAGTACATCTATCAGTGAAGGTTTGAGTATAAGTTTGGCTATTAGCACTAGTAGCTAACAATAATGTTACTAATAATACTAATAGCCATTTCATTACTTAGTAAATACTCCTTTACTAACCATACGTTTTAAGATACGAGCACAAGCTATATCGAGTGCTTTTTTAGTAGCGATTGATACAGTTGATTGATTAAATTTAACAGGATCAACAGTTGCATCTGATAATAGAGTTAATTCACGAGTTGTTTTAGCTTCACCTAAACCTGAAGCTGCTATTATTTCTCCTGTTTCAGCATTTGTAAAGCGTACTTGTAATCCTAAACGAGTTACCATTGTATTTTTAACTCCGTCTTTTAAATTTACTTCTTCATCGTCACTTACACTCCAGTCATATACCTCAATTTCCACAAAATAGTGAGCAAGGCGTATTTTACCACGACCATCAAGTTTATCTTGACTAATGCCAGCTTGAGATGCTTGGAACTGTTTAACCATTCTGTTTTTGATCTCAGTTTTGTCTTCTGTAAATGTAAATCGATTAAGATTTTCAAGATATTCCAACGTGATGTTAGCCACACCCAAACCCACTTTCTTTTCTTTGAGTTCAGGATATTGGTCATAAACTTCATCACCAATACCGCATTTGAGAATTTGTATTGGGATAGTTGGACCGTCATAGTCTAAGAATTGAGATATATCAACTTTGGTTTCGAAAGACGCTTTGTACTGTTCGGTTTTTGTGCTGCCAATAGTTTGAGCAGTCACTATGTTGCTTAATAAAAAGCAACTTAATAATATGAATAAATTTTTCATACATTATTTATTCGTTACCTTTTCTCTTATTAATAAACTTATCTACAGATGCAATACCGAATGCACCTAAAACAATCACCATAAAGCCGTCAAATACAAACTCGTGAATAGGCATTGTTTTACCCATTACACCAGTTGCAATATCAGCAATTAATGTTACTACCATCATTAAGAAAGCTGTAAATCCAACTACTGATTTTTCATTGACTGTGTTGCTATCATCAAATAGCGATTTTAACCATTTCATACTTTTAGTTTTTAATTATTAATCTTTTATTTTACCACACTTATCACATTCTAAATCACCATCATAATCACTATCAACCCAAACATGTTCGCATTGACGATGAGTTTGATATTCAAATTCTAATTTTTCCATTTCTTGCTCATGTTCTTGTTGATCTTTTCTTAGTTCAAATTCTTGCTGATTTTCAGCTAAATTAATTTGATGAGCATGAGCTGCTGCTGTTACAAAGGCATCTGGGATAAGTGGTGTTACTGGTTTATTGGATTCTTTTATATCATTTACACTACCCATACTAACACCATCTTCTTCATCCATTTTTTGAACTAACATTTTATCCTTATCAGTATCACTAAACCAATAATCTATAATTTTACCATAGCTACCAATAAAGGCTCCTAATAATAACATTAATAGTTCTTTCCATTCACCTCTAATAACAACATTACCTGTAATGGAAGCAAATATACCCCCTATTATTAATATAAAGCCACCCAATACTAACGCTGTAATATACCAGCGTCTAGCCATCATTTTATTTAGTAGATCTTTAAATCCACTTGGTTGATTATTATTTACCATACTGGTTCTTTTTCTTTAAATTCATCACCTTCTTTTTTCTTAACTGGAGCTGCTGGTTTTTCTACTGTTTTTTCTTTTACAATCACAGTTTTACCACCTACTGCTTGTTGTTGTTGATTATTATTGTTGATAATAATTGGAGTTTTAATTGAACCACCTGTTGATTGTTCTTGTTGTTCTTCTGACATATTTTTAATTTTTATAATTTATTAAAATCGGTTATCCCTAATTGGATGTTATTTGCATTGAATAAAGCAATTCTATAAGCTGATTGAGGTAGAGCAGTTGTATATACTTTTAATATATTATCGCCTTCAACTACACTTACAGTTTCTTTAGATACTACTCTATTAGAGATATCAAATATTTTAATTGTAATTGTACCTGCTGTTTCTAATTTTACATTCATTAATACTTCATTAGTTACAAAAGGACTTTGTAATTTAATTCCTACTGAATTTTTTATTTGTAGGCTTTCATCAATTACGGTTGGTTGTGAAGGAATTGGGGTGTCGAATTTACGACAAGCGAATAATAATATTATTCCTAATAATACTAATAGTGTTTTTTTCATCTTTTAATTTATTATAATGGTTGTTTTATTGACTTGGTTGCCACTTTCATCATCTAAAACCAGATATAAATATTTAACAGGTAATGTCCTAGTATAAATTTTTATAATATTTACACCAACTTTGCCATTAATTCTCTCTCTAGTTATGACCTGTTCTGTATTTTTATCAATTAATTTAATTGTATATACTCCTGCTTTATCTAATTTAAATTCTAAATTGCTATTATTAGTAACTGTTGATTGAGTAATGTTAAATATATCTACAACTTGTGGTGGTGGTATATCTGATTTTTTACATCCAATTAAAAATAATATTAGAAGTAATTTTTTCATTAGTTTATTTTAAATTTTAATTGTACACCTGCTTTATTTACAGCATCAGTAGAACCTATTGATATTAAACCTAATACATTATCTAGATTTATAATTGGTGTAAATATTACTTTATATTCAGTAGTATTATCTAATGTGGTATTACCATTATTAATTAATGAACCTAAATTTATATAATTACTTTTATTTGTACTATAATTTATTGGATTACCTTTAGTTTTAAATTCTACTGATTCAAATTTTAATACTGTGTTGTCGTAATTTAATTGAAATTGGGTTCCAACTAATTCTTGTTGTAGTGGATCTAAGGTAATATAAGCATACACTTTATTATCTAACTCAGTAATAATTGAAGCATTAATTGTATTTGATATAGATTTAACCCCTAATTTTACTACACTGGTGTTAGTTATACCGTTTGAAGGTGGAATTGATGAATGTGATAAGTTAATATCACCTTTCCAAGTTGCTGATATATAAAATGTATCTGTTGCTTTACTTGTATTAATATTAAAATTATAGGTATTACCTAAATAAGATGAAAAGGTATTCCAATTTGATTTTCCAATTGTATTATATATAGCTTGTGGAATTAATTTTATTGTTTTATTTAAATTGAATGTATCTACTATATTTTTAACACCAGTTAAATGCTGTAATAATCTAAAACAATCAGATTCATCAAATATATTATTATCATCTATATCAGCATTTTTATATTGGATACCATATCCAAATTCATTTCCACTTTGATTACTTAATATTCCCCTATTATTAAATTCTTTAAATGCCAAATAAACATCTGTTACAGTAATAATACTATTATATAATGTAGATAATGTATTAGTTGTTGTCATTGTCACAGACTGAGGTTTATAAACCATATTTTCAGCATACGTTACATCACATTTAAAAGCATAACTACCTGACCCCATATCTCTAATATAGGTTCCAGGAGTATATGTTTGTGTAGGAATTGTATAAACTGCCCAATAAGCATTACTATTTACATATGTAATAGGACCTTCATAAACATCTAATAATTTAATATTATTTATAGATGATGGTGTTACATTTCCAAATGTTCTTAAATCTATATTTAGTAACATATTCCCACCAGTATAATTTGTTACATAAGCATATTCAACTTGTCCACCATTTAAAATTACTTTATTACCACTGGCTATTTTAACACTATCTAATAAATTTGTTATATCCACCCAACCCGTTGAACTTAAAGTAGAACCTACTGAAAATGTTGTTTTGTTTAATGTGTTTCCAAAATTAAAATTCATCATAACTTTTTTAGTTGGTTCACTATTTATATTTGTTACTTCGTTTGCCCAATATCCCCAACCACCAACAGGTCTATACCATTGAAAATAGAAAGCTTCACCTCCACCAAATTCCTGTCCTCTATAAACCACTCTATATCGTTTTCCTGCAACCATACTAATACTTCCAGTTTGATATCCACTAGCACCATGTCCACCATAATAAGTTGCTATTGCTATACCATCTATAAAAATATCTGACGCATCATCTGAATTAGTTCCAAAATAATATGTTCCAGTTTGTTGTGGTACGAACCAAAACTCAAACTTATAAGCAAAGTAATCATTTGACCAACGTGGAACTTGTGATGATCCATTATATAAATAGGAAATTGGAACTTCACCTGTATGTGTTATTGTTGTGTTGGAGTTTGCCGTATTCAGCATATTATCAAACTCAGCTGCCGTGTTTGCAAATTGCCCGTATTGGGTTTGGCTTCCATTTCCGTTGTGAGTTTTATATGACGTATAATTAATATATCCCCAACCCGATTGAGCCAGAGATATATTATATATTAGGATAAATAAAAACGTAACTAATTTTTTCATTACTCAATTATTAAGTTAACTTTGTTACCGGCTGCATCAACTGCATCTGAAAGAACAAAGTAGAATAATCCAGCAGTATTGTTTAAAGTTTCTTTAGGAGTAAATATTAACTTATAAGGTGTACCTGTTTTTATTCTTGCAGTTTTAAGTTGGTCAATAGAACCAAATGTTAATCTACCATCTTTATGTGTTGAAAAATTTGTCATTGAACTTCCTGTATCAAATATTACATTATCTAATACTAATTTGCTATCATCATAATTCATTATTACTTGTAACCCAGCTAATCCCTCTTTTGTTAATTTTGCTGTTAAAATTACTTTACCATTTTCTAACGTGGATGTTATACCTAATGTTGCTTTTTCTAATTGAGATTGTGTGTACGACATTGATTTTGAAGAGGCTACCATCTTATTATTTACTGAATTTGTAAACATTCCACTAGCTATTCTACTAGCAATAACTGATGGGTCTGATGAGTGTGACCAATCTAAATCACCACCCCAAGCAAATACTGCATAAACTTCTTGATTTGCTTGTGTGATTACTACTTTATTTTTAGGTACACCATCTAACCAACTTTGATTCAATAATCCACTTTGCCATCTAAATGATGTTGCGGTATCAGAAGGTATATATGCAACTGATGATACATTTTGGCCAATTACATGTGAAAGTAAGTAGTATGAATCTGTTTCATCAAATATATTGTCATTTTTTGATACATTACCAATTTTAGTTTCTAAATTAGGATATGTAAAGAAGCTTGGAGTTCCACCAATATTAGTTTGTGAGTGTCCTAAAAATGCTTTATAAGCATCTGACACTGTTAATATATTGTTCATCCAACTTTTTTGTGATGCAGGTGTAATAAAAACACCAACGGAGTCACGTTGTCTAATTTGAGTTGTAAATAGTGCTTCACCACTTGCGTCTAATGGTAATTGTGCAATAGGTTGTTGTGTCCAATCAATTGAATTATCTGGTTTCAATCGCATTAATTGAACACTATGATTATTTATTGCATATCCTTGTGGAAATAAAACTTTTACTTTGAATTGTGATATATTACCTAATACACCTTGTAAAGATGACCAACCACCACCATATATAGTTCCAACATTTGCACCCGTTGTGTCAGTACCAGTCGCTAAATCTATTTTAAAAATGTTTGAGTAATCTGTTAAATCTTTTAGTAAATATTTTTGTGTTGCTATTAGCCCATTAATAGATTGATCTGCTCTTTGAACTGTTAATTGTCCAACATTCCAATCTGCATTTACGGAATAATTCCAAGGACTTAATCCATATTGAACATTTAAATCATTATCACTTGCACCACCGTTTGGAATAAACTTATAGTTATTCCAATTTGTGTAAAATATTTGTGCAGAGCTTCCCTGATTGAATTCAGTAGAAATATGGCTAAATGCTTTGTTATTATACTGATATCTAAACCAGAGATATCGAGGGTTTTTAATTACCTGTCCTTTTGTTAGATTATACTTAACAGTAATTGTATCACCAACTTTTAATCCAGTTGTTGGTGTAAGTGATTGACTAATTGTTAATTGTCCTAATGAGGTTAAAGATACTAATAATATCCCTAAAACAATAATTAATTTTTTCATTCTTTAGTAAATAATTTGGTGATAAGTTTGTCACAACCCTTTTTAAGCGCAGAACTTAAAGAGGCCTGATTAAACTTACCCCCAGTATCTACTATGAGGGTAGCCATTGAAATTTCAGACGATGATTCCTCTACTAACACCTCTTTTTCTTTTTTTCCTTCGTTGTAGAGAGTACCTTTTAGTCTTATAACTACTTCGTTTTCAGTTTTACTGAATACGGATAAACTTTTTTTAGTTGTTAATACATCTAAATAAATAATATCAACATCTAAATAATAAGATGCTGTTGGTGTTAAATCATATCCTTTTTCTTGAAGAAATTCTTCTAAGACATTTTTAACACCAAATTCTAAATTGCGATTACCTGCTAATTTGCCTACTTTAACTAGATTAGTTACACTTTGAACATAAATATGATCTTCAGCAACATAATTTATATTGTTAGGATGATTTTTAAATGCATCATCAAACTTCCAACTAAATTCTCTTGCTAATTGAGTAGCATACTCACTTTTACCAGTCATATCTAGAAATACAAAGAAAAGTTGTGTGGCTAAAGCACACGTAACTAAAATTCCTACTAAATAAAGAAAAACAAGCAGTAATCTTTCCTTTGCACTAACCAATAATGATTTCATACTTTTAATTTTTAAATAGAAAAAGGCTGTATATCTTCATATACAACCTTATTTTTTCTACATCTATAAATATAGAGAAATTGTGGAGCATCTGGGATTCGAACCCAGGTCTTCGAAAGTGACAATAATACTAACGTCTCACATGCTTAGTACTAAGTTGTAAGAGATGTGGGTAGTAGCTTTTATCTCTTCTTTGCTCCATCAGTCTTGCGACCAACTCTGTACTGTAAGGGACTGACCTTTATGGTCGTTTCCACCACCTGATTTTATGACATCAGGAAACTTGGCCCCGTTAAGAGACTACCACACGGTCCTTATTTAACGAGTCGATCGTGAGCGCTCGGAGTAGTTCTGTTCCTAGGTTACCCACCTGTTTGCGGACTAGGCTGCTAAAGCGTAGTCGGCGCCTACGAACGCCATAAGGTCGTCGAAGGTCATAGTTGACATTTCGTCAGTTATTGTTTGCAGTTTTCTAAGGCGACTCTACCAAACGCCTGCATGTAGTATTACCTCATCATCCGAATCGATACCGGTATGCCCCATATGTTAAAGAACTTCTTCTTTTGGTTTTCTGCCTCGTTTTTTTTTCCCCTCTAATATCTTTTTTATCTCAGCACACAACTCATATTCTTCCATTCCAATCAAATCATTCATACAATTACTGAGTAATTCTTTATATTGTGATTTATCAATAGTAAATGTAAGTTGATCCATATTTTTAAAAGTAATATCAAATATATCAATTTGATCTTTACCTCTTTTATAAGCACTTAAAACGCATTTCACCATTTTTAAAACAATATCTGGGTCTCTACCTTTTAATTTGAGGTAGAACTCATCACTGTTTTTCATTGATAAATAATGGCATGCCATACATATAACTATCTGTGCCCCCAGCGGGACTTGAACCCGCACTCGCTTTTTCGGCGAACAGGATTTTAAGTCCTGCGTGTCTACCAATTTCACCACAAGGGCATAGCCCGTCTTTCCGAGCTGTCAAGCAGATTCTCCAGCTTAACGGACTGGATGCCATGTGGGAGCGAGCTGCTTACTCCGCTGTCAGGGGAGGATTTGAACCTCCATGCTGCGATTCGGTAATGAACAAAATAGCCGGCTTTGTGGTCAACCCATATCCAATTACCTATTTCGAACTCAGCGCCCACGAGACGAGTGGGTGTGTATGCCATAGCCTAGGCTCTTTCACCACCTGACAATTAAATGATTGATTCATTATCGTTGTTAGCTTCTTTAACCTTTCTAATCCAGGTTAAAGTGATATCTACTACTGCAAGTACGGGAGCAAACACTATAATGAATATAGTTTCCAATCCTGGAGTTGGACCTATTGGATTGCCAGAACCAAAAGTTCTTTTATAACCTCTAGTCATTCTCCAAATGCAGTAAATAACGCTAACAATGTAAATGTACCAAATCATAACTTATTTTTGTTTTAAATATATAATTTTTATTCTGCTACTTCTTCTTGAAGAATTATCCCTGCAATTTTAGATTCAGAAGCTGCTTTAACTTCAAATTCATTCTCACCTTGAGCGGTAAGATATTCTACTGTTTTAGCTTCTGCTTCAGTAACTGACATTGCGTCTACTAGATAATTTACGCTTTGCTTTTTTAGTTTGCCGTTCACTTCTACTGTGAATTGTACTTTAACTTGAAAATATTGTGCCATATTATTTATTTATTATATACTGAATAATCATACAGATGTGCTCTGTATTTGTTTAGTTTTTTAGTAAATGCTGTTCTTAATTTCATATCTTCAAAAGATTCATCTTCCATTCTACGTGGAGGGCAACTTACAAAATAATCAATATCATCATTAGTTAATTGAACTTCATTTGCAAACATCATCATTTTAGTAAATCCGAGTGAACCTATTAACTGCATTCCTGCTTTCCAAGCTTGTTTTATCTCTGCAGGCAAATTAAACTCAGCAAATTGTTGTGCTAATTCTGGTCTGTTTATCATAATCTTTATTTATAATTGAATATACAACCTTATTTTGCCTAATCCAAAAGTCCCAATGCTTTCATATTTTCAAGATGAGTCTCATCTAAATCCCAATCGTGGGAAACTGCCTTAACAGTAGAGCTATCCTCAATATGTCTGATTTGATCAGGGGTAAGTGGGTCTGCAACCAATAGGAAGTAGTCATTATAACAAAGTAACTCAAGGTTATCAATAAGATAATTAAATTTATTTCCATCTTTAAAATGTAATAGTAAAGGTATTTTATAATCAGTTACTCTACGTTCACAAAACCCGCAATGATAACATTCATCCTTTAAATAACCTTCAGCAATTAATCTTGTTTTGATTTTGTCTGGGGTGAAGGATTCCCATCCTGTTCCGTTTTCAACAATGTTTTTGACATTTGGTTCTTTTCTTCTGTTAGGGAGGAATTTTGGGATTCCTTTTCCGCTTTGGTTTTTGTGAGCATCAAATAGAGTAGGAGAAGTTGGGTCTGATTCATCTATTCTAAATAATTTAGCATATGGTTTATAATGTTGATAGGAACATCCTAAATAACGAGCAGCAGCACGATTTGATTTTGTGAAGCGCATCGCACGTAGGATATCTTCCTTACTATATATTTTAGCAGCAGGCATAACTTATTTTTTAACTATCTTCTTAGTCTTATTTTTAATGTGGTTAACTAAATACCACAAATCAGATGGACTATTAATCGGAACTGTTTCATTATTTTGATCTATTAACTCGTTTACAGAGCCATCTGGGTTTATTCTTTCATACACATAAAAGAAAATAATTTCAGCTGCTTCTCTTCCAAAATGAAGAGTAAACATTCTATCTATTATTTCAAAGAATTTTTCATCATAATTAGAATAGTCTAATCCTAATTCAGAATGTAGTAAAGCTGATCTAACTTGAATTTCGTCCATTAGTAGTATTATTTTTTCAAATGATTCTCTACTAATATCTTCTTCTGTTTTGCGTTTACGTCTTAAAACTGTATCAGTTCCAATTATGTCTTCAATCGATTGTTTTATACCTTGTGTGTGTTCTTCACTCATAACTTACAAATTAAATCTCTACACTCAATACATTTATTATAGTCTTCTTTCTCTAAATAATATTCAATAGCATTTTCAAGAGATAATTTCCAATTATCTTTTTCTAATTCTACGTAATAATCAGAACCTGCTATTTCAAATAAAGAGATTGATTTTTTCTTTTTTTTAATCCCTTCTTTAATCGCAACTATTGTTTCTTCTATTACTACTTCTTTTACCTCGGGTATTTCCGTAAGTGGACGGAATGAAGCACCCGGTTTTATACTTACTCTAAATACAGGTACTTTTCTCTTCATTTATTAAATTTAAACTTGTGGGGGTGTTTCTGATCCTCCTCCGCCGATTGCGTTCTTAATGAACAGCTTAAAATCAGCTATAGGGATTAAGAATCCAATAACATTAGAATAAGGTACATCTGTGTCTTGGGATACAGTTAAATTATATTGAGATAATCCTTGATTTAATTTAGTTTGTAATTTTTGAGTAGCTTCTGCTTTAGCATCACCTTCAATTGCTTGTGGCAATACAAACTGTACCTTAATTCCTTTTTTAGTTGGATTATGGTTTACATCTACTCTTAATTTAGGTTTTACTTCAGCCATTATATTCGTTTATGTATAAATATTATAAAATTTCATCTACTATTCCATATTGATGTGCTGTTTTTACATCAAAATACCATTCTTTTTGTTTATCTTTAACACCTTTTAATATTTTCCTGGTGAGTTTTGTTTTGGATAATATATAATCATCACATATTTTTTCAGTACGATCTACTTCTTCTATTTCTTGTTTATGGGTTGCTACTTTACCATTTAATTCATAATGAGCTTCATGGTACATAAATGTAGCATATTTACTTGCCATTCTGTGGTGCCCCGAAGCGTATACTATCAAACCCATGGACATTGCTGTGCCATGACATATAGTATGAATAGGAACTAATGAATTATCAATTACATCAATTAAAGCTAATCCACTATATACTTCTCCTCCAAATGAATTAATTATTAGTTTAATTGGCTCTACTTGCGTTTTTTTAGCGTCCTCATCATTAACCTCATATATTAGTTGAATAATTTCGTTTACTGATTCATCATCAATGTATCCTAGTGTTATTATTCGGCTAAGTGGATCTAATTTAGAGCGACGAGTCTTCATCATAAACTGAAAATTTCCTATAAATATAAGTTAGAAAATTTCGAATTCAATCTCTGTATCCCCAAATCCCCATGAACTGGTGTTATTTGATTCAGTAAACCATTCTACCCAATCCCAGGCATCATTATAATATTGTTTAGAAGGTGATGAACCATCATTTCCCATTCCTCTATGTGACAAATGATATAGTGGTAGATCATAATATGCTTCTAATTTATATCCATTCAGTACTGCTTTTTTCTGTACATTAGTATCTCCAAAGCAAGCATAAAGCATTTGTTCTTCAAATCCTTTTATATTATGCCAAATTTCTTTAGTTGTTGTTTGAAAATCACCACAACAATTAATTAAACTATATTCATCATTAGGAGTTACTTTAGCTGGGAAACGTCTAGGTTCACTTATTTTATCCATGTCATCTCTGAGTTTCTTCCAATCAAAGTTTCTGGTTTCTAATTCAGAATATTCTACATCTCTTCTTGAGATAGAATAAAATGTATTTTTATCTGCCTTAGATATAAATTCATCTAAGTATTCTTTCTTAGGTGCTATAATGTCCATTGCCGTACTAGTAATCCAATCTGTTTGGCATCTTCTTAATAGTATATTTTGAGCTAATATAAAAGCATAAGGACTAATCTTAGGGTCTCCACCTGTTATTACTTCAACTACATCTTCAGAAATAATAAAATGTCTAATTTTACCTACTTTAGTAATTTTATCTTTTAATCTCCATAACAACGGACCATTTTCTTTTGGTGAGTTCCAATCACAAAACCAAACTTCATCAAATGTATCCACCATTGAATTAAGACAAGCTATTATTCTCTCATCTTCCTTATATCCATCATTTCTACAACCTAAAACTACTCCTTTTGTTTCCATATTATATTGTTGATACTCCTGATTTTTGAACTACTATTGTTGTACATTCTTGAGCAAATGCAATTGCTTTTTTATAATCTTTTGTTCTTAAACATTCCACTACTAAACCAGCTAAGAATGTATCTCCAGCTCCTGAAACATCTTTTACAGGTACTTCTTTAGTTGGATAATTTATTCCTTTAAAATCACATCCATATTTACCTCTTGTTACTATTGTTTTATTATTTAGAATAGAATCATATTCTAATACTGAGCGGTTATTTAAATATTCTTGATAGTTAATTTTAATATAACTAATTTTATGAGCCCATTTTCCTAATATTTTTTTAGTATCTAAAAATACTAATGGATGTTGTTCTGAGATGTATTTTATGTCTAATTCATCTAAGAATCCTTTATTATAATCACTAATTACAACAGCATCAAATTCATTCCAATGTATATTTCCTAGTACTATTCTTTCACATTTATCATTTTCATCTACTCTTAAAAGTAAATGGTTATATTTAGAACAAATATATCTTATTTTTTTAATTTCAGCTATATTAGTAATAAATTCAACTTTAGCTCCTAATACTTCAAGATTCCTAACTACATTCCCTGCCATACCTGGTGTTGATTCTTCTCTTTCAGGGACAATAACAGGAACAGGTGCTTCAGGTGCTAGTCTTTCTACTTTACCGTATCTGAATATATCAGTACAGCTATCCCCTATTACTAGTATTTTCATCGCCTTAAAAATTTACGTCCAGATTTAACTTTATTTCTCCAATATTCTAATAAATCGTCCATTGTTTTTTCAAATGGTATTTCTGGTTTCCATCCTGTATGCTTTTGGAACTTAGTTGTATCTGGTACTTGTAAATCAGCATCAATTGGTCTTAAACGTTCAGGATCGGTTATAATTTCAATGTTAGGTACTGTTGATTTACTTATTAGGTAATTTAGCATATCAGCAATCTTACAAGTATAAGTACCCCCAATGTTATAATAAGCTCCTGGTTGAGGATTAATTGTTGTAAGCATATAATATGCTTTAACAGCATCTCTAACATCAGCATACGTTCTAAGTGATTCTAAATTACCAACGTATATTTTTGGTTCTTGTAATCCGGCTTCAATCATTGCTATTTGTTTAGCAAATGTTGATTCTGAAAATACATCTCCACGTCTAGGACCAGTATGAGTAAACATACGTGTAGTCATAATTGTCATTCCGTATGCTTCAGCGTAATAACGACCTACTAAATCAGTTCCAACTTTAGATATTGCATAAGGTGAAGCTGGGTGGAAAGAACATTCTTCGTTAATTGGAAGTTTATCTTTAGGTACACGTCCAAATACTTCACTTGAAGCACAAATATGAATAATAGCATTTTTATATTCTGAGCGTCTTAATGCTTCAAGTAGATTGGCTGTTCCTAGAATGTTAGTTTGAAGTGTTTCAATAGGAGCATCAAAACTAGTTTGAGGATAAGATTGAGCAGCTAAATGAAATACATAATTTGGTTTTGATTTGTCTACAGCAACTAATAATGAAGCTAGATCATTTAAGTCACCATATATAAGTTCAATACGTTCTTTACTATTAATTTCAGAAGACAGATGCTCAATATTTTCTAATGAATCATTCCAACGAGCTAAACCATATATTTTCCAATCCGTATTAGCCAATAGAAAATCGGCTAAATGAGAACCTACCATTCCTGTAATGCCTGTAATAAGAACATTAGTCATTATTTATTATTTTTATACCACTCAATAGTTTTTTCTAATCCTTCTCTTAATGATGTTTTAGCTTCCCATCCAACTTCATTTTTAATTCTAGATACATCTACTAAACGTACTGGTATCATAGTTGGTTTGGTTATATCGTAGTTAAATTTAGGTTTATAACCATAAATGTCAGTGATAGTTTCTACTAATTCAGTTACAGTTGTTCCTTTACCTGTAGAAGCATTATATGGTCTTCCAGTAGGTACTTTTTCAACTACAGTCATAACAGCATCAACAACATCATCTACATAAATGAAATCACGTGTTTGACTTCCATCACCCCATACTTCAAATGGATTCATTCCTGAATCTGCTTTTAGAATTAATTGAGGAATAGCATGTCCGTTTTCGTTAAATGCATCGTGTGGACCATAGATTGCTGTTGTACGAACAACTCCAAATTTAGTTTCTGAAATGTCTTGATAGTAGCGAATTACTTGTTCTACATATCGTTTCATCCAACCTACACCTCTATATAGTTTATGAGGTTCAGAGTCATATGCTTCATCTTCATTTACTGGGTGAGAAACATCTGGGTACATAGTTGAGCTGCCAATAAATCCAAATAATGGGGTTTTACTTCTAACAGCAGCATCAATCATATTAATTGAAGTAAATAAGTTATTCCTTACCAAGTCTAAAGCATTTCCATATTCAGTTTGACCTTTAGCACCTCTAATAAATGCTACAAAGTTAAATACTACATCAATACCTTTTAACACATCCATACAATCTTCATGTTTCATAAGATCGCATTTAACTACTTCAAGATTTTGATGTGGATCAATTTTTAATGCTCTGTTGCTATAAACTGTAGCTCTAACATTAGCTCCTTCAGCTAATAATCTTTTAACAGCAGCGTGTCCTGTAATTCCGGCCGCACCTGTTACTAATACATTTTTACCAGTATAAAATCCCATTTTTATTTATTTAAAATATTAAATCTTTTATCTACTATATCTTTATTTGCTATAAACCATTCGATAGCATCTATTACTCCTTCTTTAAGTGATACTTCATTTTCAAAACCGTATGAACTAGCTCTTTCCATACTAAAGATACGTTTAGCATCTCCTGAGGGTTTGTCTGTTAGCCATTTAATTGGTTTGTTAAAGTATTCAGATACTATTTCTGCTAATTGTTTAATAGTAACTCCTGTTCCACTTCCAATATTAAGAGGTTTAGTTATTTGATTTTTAACAGCAAACATCATTCCACGAGCTACATCTTTAGCATGAACAAAGTCTCTAATAGATGATCCATCTCCCCAAACTTCAATAATATCATTCTCAACTGCCTTTCTAATTAATGAAGGAACTACCATTGAGTTTTTAGGATCAAAATTATCATAAGGACCATAAACATTAGCTGGTCTAATAATTGAGCATTTACCTTCGCCAAATTGTTTTTCATAGGCTTCACATTGTAACTCACCCATTCTTTTAGCCCAACCACCATACCAATCATTTCTAGATGGAAAGCCGTTCCAAACATCATCTTCGTAAAATACCTCAGCAGGAGGATAAACTCCTACTGTACTAGTATATAGGAACCACTTTACACTTGGGGTTGTTAAAGCAGCTTCAATCATATTAGTATTAAATTGAAGCATCGGACCTATAATATCAAATGGTTGTTCCAAGGTTACTTTAGGAGATGCTTTAATGCCAACTAGATTAAATACATAATCCATATCTTGGCAAGCCATTTTGCATGCATTAAAGTTTCTTAAATCTATTCTTATAAATTTAATTTCTTTAGGCATGTTAACAGGTTCGTTAAGATCAGCTACATATACTATAGCTTCTTCTTTAAGTAGTAGATCTACCAATTGGCGGCCTATCATTCCACTACCACCTGTTACTAGTACGTTTTGATTTTTAAACATTATTTAATTTTTTGCAAAGATTAATAATCTGTTCCTCTGTTAATTCAGGATGATTACCTATATAAAGAGCATTTTCGTGAATATAATCAGCTTGAGCTAACACTCCACTTACTTCGTAAGAAAAGTTTTTAAGATAAGGTTGACGGGCTTGATTTCCTCCTCCAGCTGTTCCTAATCTATATTCAACCCTGTTTTCAGCTAATACATTACATACATCTTTTAATTTATCTCTAGTAGCACCTTGCATTACAAGAGGTAAAGCAAAGTTACTATTACCTTGTGTTTTAAAACCAGTAATAAATTTAGATGGATCAAGATTTTTCAACCAAGTATCAAGATTATTTCTACGACACTCAATATTATAATCTAAACGTTTCATCTGTTCTAAACCTAATACAGCATTCAATTCAGTTGATCTCATATTAAACCCAGCTACAGCAAATGTAAATAATGGATTTAAATCTGGATTTGTTAGTTTATATCTTTCTTGTAGTTCAGAAGATGCTTCTCTAGTCATACCATGCGAACGGAATAACTTAGCTAGGTCATATAATTTATCATCATTAACACATACAGTACCTCCTTCAATTGTAGTAATGTGATGTCCGAAATAAAATGAGAATAAACTAATATCACCTATTGATCCTACCTTCTTATCTTCAAATGTAGCACCATGTGCTTCACAACAGTCTTCAATTAATATAAGATTATTTTCTTTTGCTATTTTAACAATTTCATCAGTCATAGCATTAAATCCTAACGTATGAACTAGTACAATTGCTTTAGTATCTTTAGTAATAGCACGTTTAATATTTTCAGCAGTGATATTAAAATCTTTCATATTAATATCTACAAATACTGGTTTCATTCCTAACTGTGCTACTGAAGATATGTCTGAAACCCATCCAATTGGAGGAACAATTATTTCTCCTATTCCTTTTAATTCCTTTACCATTGCAATGGAAATAAAATTAGCAGATGCTCCTGAATTAACCATTACTGAGTGTTTAACTCCAAGCCATTCAGACCATACTTTTTCAAATTCTTTTACTTTTTCACCATTAGTAAAGCGTTTTCCATTTAAACAGAAATCGGCTAATACTTCTCTATCATGTTGAGTAATATTATCATTAATTAGAGGCCAACTGAAACTCATTTTTTATTTGTTTTAGTTTTTCAAGTATTTTTTCGGCTGTTGGGGGTAGATTATCTACAGATGGATGGAATCCAGCTGTTCTTGATTCTAAGCCTAATGTACGAACTATTTTTCCAGTAGCCACACTTAATTCATTAGCTATACTACTAGCTACACCTTCTACATAATCATCATCTGTTACTAAACCACCATATTTAGAATTTTGTAAAGATGTAATCCAATTATCCATTACATAGAAAGGTCTAATCCACAACTGATGAGCTATATTTAATTTAATTCCTTCTTGTTCAGCTAATTTTAATAGTTTATCCATTTCTAAACGAGTAATTGAAATAGGAAATATTGTAAAATCAACTTCATCTTTACTAATTATATCATTTAGTTCTTCAGTATTGTCATATGATTTTCTATGTTCTGAGATGTAGTATGGATCATCATCAGCCATATACAGATCATAGGCTAGTTGATATTCTTTTGGAGTCATCGGTGATAATACCTTAATACCAGGCATACGCTGAATTAGAGAATGATGAGACGAACCAGCTACAGGTCCTATTCCTCCTTCCATTGCTATGCTTCTTACAAGTATAGGACAAGGTCTACCCCATATTTCTTTTGATTTAGCAGCATAATTAACTACTGATGCAGCATTATACCATTGAAATCCTTGGTAGCGAACTACATAAATTGATCTTTCGCCTGATAAAGCAGCTCCTGTTACTATTGCTCCTCCAGCCACATCAGCCATAGATAATTCTACCATTCCATCTTTTTCATATAACTCAGGTAAAGTACCACCTACCCACCCAACAGCTGTAAGACACTGTCCATAACATTTACCTTTGCCTTCAGTAAGATGTTTACGAGTTATTTCTTTTATTGTTTCTCTAACTGTTGTTGCCATAACTTTTCTACTAATTGTTTATTTTCAATATCTATTTGAATTGCTTCTTCTCCTAATAATTTCA